GCCGCCCTGGCTGCCGACCGAGCCGTTGCTAGCGGCCGGGACCCCACCGCTTGTGCGTCCCTGGCCGCCTGCACCGCCAGCACCTTGCGCCCCCGTCGCACCCGGAGAGCCGGCAGAGCCCGTGGTGCCCTGCGCCCCGGTGATGGTCGCGGTGTTCCTGAGATGGACCGAGGCGCCTGGGCTCCAGCCAGTGCCGGTGCGCAATGCGGGCGTGCTGGTGTTGGAGGCACCCTTGTTGGCGGTGTTGAAGAAGATGGCGTTGATCGAGCCGCTGCGCTGCCCTGGACTATTGAAGTAGCCCATCTTGTTGTCGAGCACGACATCGTTCTCGACCGAGCCCAGCGTCATCACGCGCGTGGTGCGATGCAGGATCGGCATCGGCATCAGGCGAGCCCGTTCATGTAGGTGCCATAGAGGTTCGTGCCGTCGAGCACGAACGAGAACACGTCGGTCGCATTGGCGGCCGCGCTCAACGTTGGCGCCACCCCGCCCGGCCACTTGAACACTGCATTCCAAGTCAGCGTGCGGCCGCCGGTCGCGTCCTGCTTCACGAGCAGGATCGCCGAGCCCGGCAGCATGTTCGTCGGCGCTGCCATCGTACGATTGCCGCCGAGCGTCACAGTCGCGAGCCGGCTGTTGACCATGCTCCAATTGATGGTGACGCCATCGGTGAGCGTCTGGTTGCTCTCGGTCATATCTTCCTTCGAAGGCGAAAGATAAACTAACGCCGTGCCGGAGAGGTTGATCTTGCTGGTACCGGCGGCGCCCGCGATCTTGGAGAGCCGCACCGTGTCGCGCGAGAGCGTGGTTCCCACGGACGTGTAGGTTCCGATTCCGATCTCGAAATCGTTGGCGTCTTCGATCACGTAGGTCACGATGTCACCATTGGCAACTCCGGATTCCGCGAACGTACAGAACGCGTTCGAGAACGCCGCGCCCAGCGTCACTGTTCCGGTTCCGGTGGTCGCGGTGTTGACCTTGGCGCGATTGAAGAGCTTGGGCATCGCTATTCTCGTCCCTACGCAATCGTCAGCACACCATTGGTGGCGTCGAAGTCGACCGTGAAGCTGTTGCCGTTGGTGATGGTCACCGCTGTGCCATAGTCCCACCAGCCGATCAGCTCCTTGTTCGTGGCCGTGTCGTTGTAGAGAACGGCGTAGCGGAACGTCGCAAGCGATCCGCCCGCGGCCGTGAAGGTCACGTCGTTGAGCACGAGCTTGTACGTGCCGGCGGCTTGCGCCGAGGACACTTGCGTGGCCTGCGCGCCGCCTGTGGTATAGCCATTGCCGGCGGCAATCTCGACGATGTCATTCTTGACCGCGCTGGTGGCAACCGGCGCCGTGTTGCTGAGCATGACCTTGAGCACGTCGGACTGCAGGTTGTGCACCTTCTCGGCCAACGCCTCGACGAAGGAGTTGAACTTGTTGAAGCTCGCCATTTAGCGCCTCATTGCATCGGCTCGAGGTGGGAGGGCTTGCCGTTCGGGCCGTAGACCACGCGCTTGGGTGCGGTCAGGGATTTGAGCGCGTTGAGCAGTTCGGCGATGAGCGGCGTCGGGTCGGGTGTGGAGGGTGCGCCAGCCTCTCCGCTCGGCACCCCCGTTTCCGAATCCGTTCGCGGCGTGGTCAGGCCGCGTGCCACGCTCTGCGCCATGGCTTGGCTGTGGCTCTCGCGTCGGATCGAGGCGTCGAGCAGCTTGAGCTCGCGCTCGAGCTCGAACTTGCGCTCGGCCAGCACGATCTCGGCCTGGGTCTTGGCCTTTTGGGTCTCGATGTCGGCGAGCGCCTGGGTCTTCTCGATCTCGCTCTTGGCCTGCAGCACGACCAGGCCCGGATCGGGCAGTCCTGGCGCCGGCGCCTGGCCCTTCGGGTCGGTGAAGAAGCGATCGACGGTCTTGAGACCGACAAGCTTCACCACCTCCTTCGCCGAATTGTACAGATTGTCGACCGTCACCATATGGGCGAGCCCGCCCGCAAGCGCCTCCTTCTGCAGCGCGATGACCGTCGTCATGTGGGCGAGCTGCTCGGACTTGCTGCCGGTACCGAGCCCAACATTGATGGTCATGTCATTGCGCTCTTTCCAGTCGCGCGGATCGACACTGACCCATTCGTTGCGCAGCCGCACCGTCTGTGCCTGCGAGCCGTTCCTCCGGATCACGCCGTGCAACAGGCTGAACAGATCGCGGATGCCGGTCTCCGCGAAGATGCGCGCGATGAGCTTGATCTTCGCCTGCGAGGCGTTGAACATCTGGTTGGCAATGGTCGCGACCTGGTTCTGCAGCGCGTTCGGATCGACGCCCTGCCCTTGCCGGGAAACGCCAGTACGCCACTCGCGCGTGGCATCGAAATATTGCAGCGCCGGATAAATCGAGGCGGTGATGTCGGGCACGACTTGCCATTGCAAACCGCCCGGCACTTTGGTGCGCACGATGCCGCCCGGGCGCGAGACCAGGAGATCGTCGAGCGTGTTATCGCTGGCGTGCGATTCGGGAACCTCCACGCGCGGGTGATTGTGCAGATAGAGATTATCGAGCGCGCCGCGCAGGAGCGCGGTCTTGATGCGCTGGATGTCCATCACCAGGTCGGCGACCGAGCGGCCGAAGAACCGGTGCGTCATGATCACCGGCGTCATCGCAGCAAACGGAACGCAATCGACCTCGATGATCTCCTCCTCGCCGTTGCGGATCAGGATCTCATTGTCATCACCGCCGGTGGTGACGCGATAGAGCGCGGCCTTGCCGCCGCCCTCGTAGTCCATCCGCACATAATGCTCGGTGACCTTGATCTCGCGATTGGACTTGTTGAGGCCGTCGCCCGTCACAATCACGTTCTCGTCGACGGTGTCGCGCGCCCGGCTCTCGCTGGTGTCGAGCGTCGTGCTGCTCGGCAGCCGCCTGATCTGCACCGGGTCATAGCCCGCGGCGATCAGATCGGCCTCTCGTCGAATCACCTCGTGGAAGCAATAGCCGCAGTCATGCAGGTTGCGCGCGTTGCGGGCGATGCCAAATTCCTCCGGCGGCACCCCTTCCACGCGCGCGCATTGATAGGTTTTACGGGTAAGGATGGTGACGTCGTGGAGCTTGGGCGTATCGGGTGCGTCCATGGAATGAAGTCCCACTGGCTTGGGGGCTGTGAACTGAGGCTAGTCCGTCGGACGGATGAGTGGGCAAGAGCGCGACACCGCAATCGCGCGTCCTATGCCGTGCTGGCCCTCTGCGACCTGCCAGGCTCGCAGGATCGCTTGCAGGACCGGCCGGCACGCAGAATGAAGACGGCTTTCGCCTTTCTCACATGCCTGTCGGTTGGATCGGCGGCTGCGGCTCCTCCGTGGACGTCACGGGCTCAACCGCTGGCGCCGCGTCCTCGGCCACCGTCGCTGGTTGTGGAATCTCGTGCACGCTGTGCGCGATGATCTCGACCGCCGGATTGGCCACGATCATCATGAACTGATCGTCGGTGAGTCCATAGAAGGTCTCGCGCTGCTCGCGCTCCTCCTCCTCCCACCACACCTTGACGATGCCGACCTTGGACAGGAGCGCATCCTTGATGAACGAATAGAGGATCAGGAAGCCCGGATTCTTTTGCATGAAGACGTGGTTGACATAGTCGGTTTCCTGCTCGGCAGCCGCCACGTCCTCCTCGCCGACCGGGTGGAACTCGACCACCTCCTCGCCGCTGCAGAAGATGTCCATGAGCGCCGGCATCATGCCCTCGACGGTGTCGGCGACATCGGTCGACACCGCGCGCGAGCGGCCCTCCGCCGCCGGCATGTCGCGGCTCATGTCGCCGAGGTAATAGTCCATGGCGTCGGTGCGCTCGTCGGAGAGCCGCGAGGCCTGCATGGCGGACAGCGCGTCGGCCTTCTCGGCCGCCAGCATGGCCTTGAGCTCGGCCGTGGTCATCCTGGGCATGGGCGCCCCCTATGTATAATGTGTGCCGGAACCGGCCCCCGGAGCCGGCGCGTAGCGTGAGACTCACTGGAAGCGTGAGACTCTATGAGGTTTGCGCTCTGCACTGGCGCGATGTGAAACTGCGCGGTGCCCCTGCGGAGCACGGCGCGTCAACGCTGGGAGACGTTCAGGAATCAAAACGCCCGGCAGCCGTTCGGCCCCGGGCGCAACTCTCTAACGATAACGAAATCTAACCGAGCGGGTTTCACCCTGTCAAGCATTATTTTTCTTTTCGTGAATGTCGCGCAGGGAGGTGAGTACAGACCAGTCAACAATCAGAAGCGTACGCGTCACTACGGGTACTTGATGTCACCGAAGCGCAATCCGAGCGGCCGGCTCCCTCGATACTCTGAAATTCCACCGGAGGATATTCTGTCGCTTCTTATGGAAATTTCTCCGCTATCTTGAATGGCGGCGGGCCACTCGATATATAGCGGTTGCCGGGGAACCGTTTCCGGACGTCATGACTGGCAGGGTCCTGCAAAGGGCATTGTGTCGGCCCGGCACTCTCACTTCGCTTGCAATGCGCGTTCATTCAAGAGTTAGACATTAGATCCAACTTGAGCGACCGAACGCTTGTCGGCTCGTGCAATTCTCGAATCGTTCGTTGATGCTTTTCTCACGCACGCGGCGAGACGCTCTTGCGATCTTCACACTCCGTATGGGACACGCTCCGTTTGGGAGTGGAAATTCACCTCTGCATTCCCTATATCATGGAAGCCAGGGAGGACGTTTTCGGACGTAAGACCGGGGGTCCCTTCAAGGGCCATTGGGTCGCCCTGGCACCTCAATCGTCATCCCGAACTTTTCGTTTGTACATAGTAGTGGCCGTGAGCGTCTTGCGGCCCGTGCGAACCTCCTCAACGTAAACTATGTACCCATTGATCCTTTTTTCATAGATGATGCCCGGCAGCCTGAGCCTTGTCGTCGTTCCTGTAATTGAGTCTGGCGCGGCAAGGATGTCGGGAATTCTTGCCCAATCTTCAGCCGTAATGGGAAGTGGGTCCCTCGTCTGCGTCCCGTGCCTGTTCAGGACATGCCGCGACCCGAACGCCGTCACAGTGTGCTGGAAGCCGGTGACGTCGACCTCATGCCCTGCCTTATTGAGTGCGGCATTGATCCGTGCCGCGCCATCTGCGCTGACGTTGCCGATGATGACGAAATCGGAGGGTCGCGGCTCCAGGACCATCGCCCGCTCGAACTGATTGCGCAATTCCTGGCGTACCGCGGGTAGCTCTTCAGGACCGAGGTCAATGACGCTGCGGTCGGTCGGCTTGACCGGTTGGCTTTCAGGGACCTCTGCGGCAGGCCGTTTGGCAGGAACGCCACTGCGGGTATCGACGACCGGCCTCGGTTCTTCGAGAGCGAATCCCGGCAGCCAGCGCGCCGCCAGTTTCCCGAGCGCTTCCGCGCCAAGCTGCCCGCCGGCGCCGAACAGCGCGCCGAGGCCGGCGGCCCTGAACGTGCGACCCGGATCGTACCGATCCTGAACGCCGGAACCGATGTTGAGGCCCTGCACGAGCGGATCGGCGCCGCCGCTGATCGCACCCTGTTGAAGGCCGGCCTTTAGCGCGCTCTCCAGCCAGGTCAGACCTTTGGCGCTGAGGCCCGCCAGGTTCTCCGGGCTCAGCATGCCGCCACCCACTTGCCCGAGCGCAGCCGCGCCAAACTCCGACGGATTCCGGAATCGCGGCATACGGTCGTAGCGCGCAAGATCGGTGACGATCTGCCGATACTCCTGGCGCAGCTCGTCGCGCACGCGTTTGGCGGCGGGGCTGATGCCGTCGTCCGACAGCTTGTCGAGCTGCGCCAGCAAGGCCAGCCGTCCCGCGCCGAACAGCGTGCCGCGGTAGTAGGAGTCGAGAAGATTGAGCCGCTGGCGCTCGCTGAGATCAGGATTGCTTTCGTCTTGCTGAGGCGCGGGCGGCGGCGCCGTGTAGCCCTTGTACTCCCTCTTGTTGCGCCGCGCCCACTGCCCGGTTTGCATCGCGGCAGCATGCCGCCCCTCCTGCGCCGAAGCGGCTTCATCGATTGTTGCGACGTCCTCGGCCTCTTCTCCATCAGCCGGCGGGATCCACGACAGCGGGCTCGGCGGCTGCGGCAAGATATCGGCCTCGCTCGCGGTTGGCCTCGTCGGCACCCGCTCCCAAGCCGGCGCAGTCGGCACCGGCGCGAGATAAGGAGTCCACAACGGCTCGACCACGGTCTTCGGGCCGGCGCCCCAGAAGTTGGCGGATTCCATGTACGGCACCGCCGGCGCAGGCGGCATCGCTGGATATTGCGATGCGGAAGCCGCCGGGCCACTGCACCGGCTGTGGCGGGAGCGTTGGCAATCCACCCCACAGGGCAGAGTTAGGCTGTGGCGCCGGCGGCTCTGGGACCGGCAGCAAGCCGGCTCTGGTAATTTCGGCGAGCCGCTCCTCAAAAGGTTTCGGCCGCTGCTGCTCCAGCAGATCAGCGAACAATCCGTACGATGGCTTCGACGACGGCTCAAGCTGTGGCGCCGGCGGAATCGCTGGCGGCGGGCGCACCATCGAGGCCGGCAGCCAATGGGGAAACACTTCCGGCATCCACTCCGGCCAATGCCGCGGATCGAGGTAATAGCCCGGGTACCATTTTGGATTCATGGCGATGCGTCCTGATGACGGGCAAGCGCACGCGACACAGCGCACGAAGAGCTGCGCGACGCGATAAGATGGAATGCTCAGGATTGATTGCGCGCAGTGTGAGAATTTAAGAGCGGAGTTGTCCGCTTTGCCGGCGCGATGCGCGACAGCGCGGCGTTTTTGCAAGGCCTGCGGGTCAACGCCGGGAATCAAAGAGTTCAGGAATCAACACGCCCGGCAGCCGTTCGGCGCCGGGCACAGCTCTGTGACGATGACGAAATCTGATCGATCTGATTTCACGCGACCAGGAAACAATCAAGCGCACAACTCATCCAGCGTACATGATATCGCCGAAGCGCGATCCGAGCGGCCGGCCCCCCTCGTACTGGATGCTCTGGAACTCCTTTGGAAGATATTCTCGCTGCAGGCCGTCGATGATCTCGTCATCGCGAATGACCAGCCCCATGGCCGGCCGGTTCTCTTTCTCTGAACTACAAAGCGTCAGCACGATCTCCCAATTCGGATATCCGATCAGCAGGTGTCGTAGCGACGCAATGACCATGGGCCTGATGAATTCGAGATTACTTGCCTCAATCTTGTGCCGATAGCCGCCCCAGTTGTCTTTGACGAGCAAATAGTCCCCACTCACATAGACGTATGTCTCGCCCTGCATCTCGCCACGACCCTCCTCCCCCAATGGCCTCAGTACGCCCTGAATCTCGTCATAGAGAGCAGCCCATTCCCGGTCCTGTTCGAGATGCAGGTCAGATGTCATAGCGCAACGCTCCTCCTATTCGCTTCCCGCCCGTATGCCGCTGCGGAGACGATGCATTCTGAAAAAACGAAAGATGAATTGGCGATAGAACTGTATACGAGGATCTTCCGACGCCGCAATGGCTCTTAGCACTTCATGCGCATGCGTCGGTGTCATTTGCCCGGGTGTGATCTGTTTGTCCTTCAGATACTGCGCATAGAGATCGCCGACACCCTTGTTATATTGGCGGTGAGCCTCGTCATACCAATGCATCACTGGTGGTTGACCAAACTTAGCGGCGACATCCGGTCTCAGTTGCAAAGGGAGCCTTCCCGTCTTTCCCAACCCGGCCTGATCGAATACCTTGAGCGCGTCGCGCGGGATTCCTTTCCAGTGTTCTTGGGAGAACCAATGCTGCCCATCGGCTGCGTATTGCGCGCCCGGTATCCAGAGATTGTCGGGCGTTTCATCCGACATGATCTCTGGATCTTGGTCGGTCGGCTGGCTCAGTACATTCGGAGTCGCCGCGCTGGCTGACCGTGTTCCTGCCGGCGGCATTGGCGCAGTCGAGGGCAATGACCTGGGTGCATTCGGCCACTGCACCGGCGACACCGGCACGTTGTCCAGCAAATCCCACGACCAGCCCGCGATCTTTGCCGGCACGCCCGCCGTCGTCATCACGGAGTTAGGCCAGCGCGACAGCACCGGCGGCAATGATTGCGCCGACACGCTTGCAGGCAACGACGCGACCACATCGGGCCACTGCGTCGGCTGCGGCAGGAGCGGCAGCAATCCACCCCATAGGGCAGAGTTGGGCTGCGGCGCCGACGGTGCTGGGACCGGCAGCAAGCCGGCTCTGGTAATTTCTGCGAGCCGCTCCGCAAACGACTTCGGTCGCAGCCGCTCCGGCAGGTCATCGAGCAAACCGTAGGACGGCTTTGACGACGGCTCAGGCTTCGGCTCCGGCGGGATTTGCGGCGGCGTGCGCACCATCGCAGCCGGCAGCCAATGCGGAAACACCTCCGGCAGCCACTCCCGCCAATGCTGGGGATCGAGGTAATAGCCCGGATACCATTTGGGATTCATGGCGATGTGTCCTGCTGATGGGCAAGCGCAAGCGGCGCGCGAAGTGCCGCGCGGCGGGATGACTGGAATGCCCGGGCTTGATCGTCGACGGCGTGAGGCTTGAAGAGCGGGTTTCGCTTTGCGACCGGCGACACAAGCAGCGCGGCGCCTTTGCGCACGCGTCGCACTCCAACGCCGAGAATCGCGACGATCAAGAATCAAAACGCCCGACAGCCACTCAGGGCGCCGGGCGCAACTCTGTGACAATGACGAAGTCTGACCGATCTGGTTTCAACTGCCGAGGACAGGCTTTCTTCCTGCGATTGAGCGCCCCCGGTCTCGCCTCACACCACCCCTAAGCTCGGATACTCGATCCGGCGCGCGAACGCCGCCGGCCGCACCGGCTCCGCGAAAGTGAGCGCGACCGCGTCCCACTCGTCCGGGCTCGGCACGTTGCGCCGGCGCATGTCCTCTTTCCTCTCGAGCGCGAGGCGGGTGTGGCTGTCATAGCGGTAGCTCGGCCCGCAGGCGTCGGCTTGCAGCGAATCGCGATCGGGCACCTGCACGCCCGCCGGATCCTCCAGCCATTCCTTCGACTTCATCCAGATCTCGGCGCGCCGGTTGAGCGGGCCGCCGGAGGGCTGGCCGC